TTGAACCAGCGCCGGCCGGTGCCCGCGAACCGAGAGGTGGACGACTACCTCATTTCGCATAATGTATAGAGGGTGTGCCGTCAAAGCCGCCCACAGCGGCCTGTACGTCCCTAGGTGCGGCGAGGCCGACCCCCAGCGCTAGGGCCATAGCGACCGACGCCAACTTCTGCGCAATTCGCTTCCAAGCCGCTTTCTCGGCCTCCGAATTGCTGCGCTCGGCCATTACCAAGGCAGACCACGTTTCCGGGCTGTCGCCAATGTCCAGCGCCATCTGTTCGATGTATTGAATCTCTGCATTTTTACCTAGCTTCCAGCTGGAAACCGTCGCGCGGGTCACGCCCAGAGCGATGGCACCTGCGTTGTCGCTCTGGACCTTCTTGACGTGTTTCCAACGGCAGAAGAGGTCGTAGCTCTGGCTCATGTAAGCACCCGGTTGACACGGTGTCAGCACCCAGCATACATTCGCGCCCTGATGTCAGTACACTGCTGACATCACCCGCCAGCCGATCCCCCTAGGTCGCTGGCGGGGTTCCTAGGGCCTAGGGATGGCACTTGAGAATGGACCTACTTCGGCGTCGCACGATGGATCCGATCACACTCCGAAACGAACTCCGCTGCGGCCAGCTCCATGTTTTCGGCGTACTCAAGGACCGTTTCGAATACCGGATGAGAGCGGGCGTCGAAGGTCTCGCGGTCACTGCCAACCAGCTCAGCGAAGAGCAGAACAGTGGATCTGAATGTACTGACCTCGCTAGTGAGGCTCGCGAGTGCCCGCAGCGCATGCTCGTCCAGGCAGCGACGATCGCTTTCGGGCCATTGCAGCTCGCTGAGCGAGTCATCGCCGACCTGAATCACCGCCTTCGTAGTGACGAAGTTGACGGGAGTCTCCGACTCCAAGAGCCGCTTCAGGCCTCCTCGCACGCCCGTCGCGGTTGCGACTCGGAATCGCATATCCATGAGCCTTGTACGAATCGCGTTGCGATCGCGCCTCTCAGTCTCATAAAGCTCTTGCTTTCGATGGAGGTGAGCCTCACGCGCCACGCCCCATGCGCCGTAGCCAATCACCCAAGTTCCGATTGCCGCAAGCCAATCTGCGGGGTTGCCTTGCTCATTAAACACAACCTGAAACCAGCCAACTGCGAACAGCGCCACTCCTGCACCGAAGAAGACCGCGATTACCGCAGCAATGGCTGCATCCCTTCGGCTGATGAACCCTTCTGGAACGGTATCCATTACGCCCCCTGTGGCGCTACCTTGAATGGGGTGATTCTGGCATGACCGAGCCCCTTCTGGCTTTCGTGCTAATCGGCTGCTGCGTCCTTGTGGCCTGCGGCATCGCCACCATCCCGCGCAAGCTGCGCGACCTCCTAAACGCCGTTCACCGAAGCCCTGCGCGGGAAGCCCAGGTGAAGGCAGAGGCGCTGGCCGATCTCTTCCGCAGCGAAATTAGCGCTACGAAGCGCGGCGATCTCATGGCCGCCGCCTTCTGCGCCGCAGAGCAGGAGCGCGCCGCGTGAGCCTTGCCGAACTTTTCGAGGCCGACATGGGCCTCTTCACTGTTTTCATGTACGTAATTCTGGTTCTCGGCCTTGCCATCGCGTCGCTGGCCGTGGAATCGGTTGTCTGCGCTTTCGTGAACTGGCTTGAGAGCCGCAAGGGGAAGGCCGGTGGCAACTGACTCCGCCCGCCTCATGCTCGCCTGCATGCCATCGAACGAGGGCTTTTCCCCGGTAACGACCGGTGAAAAGGGACAGGGAGAGGGGCAGGTTGGCCCGGGGAGTAACACGGGCCAAAAGGGTCAGCAAACCGCGATCATCGACTACCTGACTCTTGTGATGCCCCAATCCGCTGTTGACGACTTCCGTTGCAGCAACATCGAACTCCTGCTGTTCAAGATTTTCGGCTTTCGCGGCGAAGTAGTTGCCGGGCCTCTCCGTGAAAAGAGCTGGAATTTCTATGCACTGTCGGCGTTTCTCATCGACCGCGAAGGCGAATTGGTGGGCCGCATCGGCGTCAGTGGCAACAAGGAAACGATCTGCGTCAGCTTGACCGGTGCAGGCTGCAAGTGGGTCAAGAGCTGGGAGCAAGTGCACAGGCAAGCCACGATGCTGCGCGCCCGCATCAGCCGCGTTGACTGCGCCCACGACGATTTCGAAGGAACCCGGTTGAACGTGCACGCGCTCCGTGAGCGCGCCGCAGCCGGGGACTTTTGCGAGGGCGGATGCCCGCCCCGGCATCGCTTCATGTCCGACGAAGGCCACGGCACGGGCTCCACGCTCTATGTCGGCGGCAAGGGGCACAAAGAGCTTTGCGTGTACGAGAAGGGCAAGCAACTGGGCCTTGCGTCGTCCCCATGGGTGCGCGCTGAAGCGCGTTTGTACGGCAAGCACGTGGAGGTTTCTCTTGATGTGCTGCTCGACCCCGGCGCATACCTGCGCGGGTCGTACAGCGTCATGGCTGAGTTGATCGAAGGCGTGTGTTCCCGCCTCAAGACGATTCGCAAGCAAGTCGAAGTATCTGCCGAGGCGATGGTGCTCTGGATGGAGCGTCAAGTCGGCCCGGCTCTCAATGTTCTGCGCGGTGCGTTCGGCCATTCGTGGTCCGACGTATGCGAGGCCCGCATCCTCCGAGACGGTCACCCCGGAAGATTTCGCGGTATTGCCAAGGGTGACGCCCTACACAAATTCGTGAGAGAAGAACTATGCCTATCTGCCGCGTGAAATCGCCTGCCGTTGACGAGGAACACAACCAGAAGACCGGAACCATCATGCGCTCGCAGATGGCCGGACTTGACCTGGGCAACGGCTATGAACTGCCGTTCCGCGTCGGCCTCGGCCAGCGTCCTGCTTACCCGGTGGGTGAGTACGACATCGATCCCAAGTCCTTCGCGCTGGGCCAATACGGCGACCTGACGCTCAAGCGTTACGTCGATCTTGTGCCGTTGGGTGCCAAAGCTGCGCCCAGCGCCCCGGCCAAGGCCTAACCCATGGCCGTGTGCGTGACTCTCGCCCCTGACGGGACGCTGATCCCCACCGGGGAGGCAGCAGGGCAGTGCGGCGGCTACGTGCTGGTATCCGGCGCAGAGCACGCACAGGCCTTGATGCTCATTGATCTATTCCAGTGGCCCGAACCTGAAATGGCCGCTGGCTGGTTTTCGGGGGTGTTCGGCCTAGTGCTCACGCTCAACGTAGTGGGCTACGTGGTCGGCGCTGTCGTGAAGTCGGTCAGTACAGAACGGGCCTGACCAGCCCACTCAACGCGCATTTGCGCATCAAAAGGAGTAGTGCAATGGATTTCGGTGAAATTCTGACGGGTCTTGCGGTTGCCAGCGCTGTGAGCGCCATCATCGGTGCGGGTGCCATCAAGGCCTCGCCGGGCTTCGCCCGCTGGGCCACCAACAAGGTCGCGACCTTCTTCCGCTGATCGCGGACCGGTCGAGACGGGGAGGGGCTGGGCAACCGGCCCCGTTTCCTATGAACAACCAGCCCGATGACGCGATCACCGACGACACCGAAGACGACTGGTGCGCCGAGTGTGGCGGTGATGACGTGATCGCCCTGGACGACGGCAACCTGTGGTGCGTTGAGTGCCGCATGGTCATTGACTACTAGGAGAGCGCATGGACTTCAGTCAGGTGTTTTTAGGCCTATCGGTTGCGATGGTAGTAGCGGCAATTGTCGGTGCCGGCACTCTATTGGCGTTGCCGGAGTTCGCTCGCTGGGCCACCGATAAGGTCGCGGGTTTCTTCACGGACCGCGATGACGAAGACGACGACGCCGACGACGAGTTCTCCGGCTACTACTTCGACATGCCAGAGGAAGAGTGCGAAGCCCTTGGGCATGTATGGGACGGCGACCATTGCGGGTTCTGCGTCGCGTCACGCAAAGATGAGGACTACTGATGTTCGTGTGCATGGTATTCGCATTCATTGGCGGCCTTGCGGGCCATGCTGTCGCCCTGGCGTTCAACGAGGCGAGTCAGTGATTGCCTATGGCCGCGCCTTGGGGTCATTGCTCGCGGCACTGCTGTTCTCGCAGGCCGCATTTGCTCAGACCGGGCCGCGCTATCCCGATGAGGGAGCGGCCTATGCCGCCTGCACTGCTGCTGGCGCTTCATGGGTCGCAACTTCCCCTAAAAGCCGTAGAAATCCGGTGTGCGAACTCAAGGACAGTTCTGGCAACCCCAAGCCGGGCGCGTTCTATGGCTGGGGGGAGCACACTCCGAACGGAGAGGTATGGCAGCGCTCCGATATCGGCATTTTTGATTTTCCGGTTGCCGCGAAATGCACTTCTCGTCCCGAACAAACCTCGTGGAAGGCGGTGGGCGGGGGCAGCGGAGATGACGTTTGTAGCAATGGCTGCCGCTACTCGGGATCGTTGGATGCTTCATCGCCCACTGGCATCACCTACTCACCCACCGGGGGGACCTGTGCAAACGGAGAGTTCCCGTCCCCTGAGAGTGCAGATCCCGGCGACGGTGATGGCGGCGGCAGCGGTGGGGAGACTGGCGGCGGCGACGGGGGTGGCACGGATCCAGGTGGTGGCGGTGGCGGCGGTGATGGCGGCGGCACTGATCCGGGCGGTGGTGGTGGTACTGGCCCGGGCGAGGGCGGCGGTGACGGGGATGGTGGCGGAGACGGTGGTGGTGACGGCGGCGGCGGCGGCGGTGGTACCGGGCCCGGCGAAGGTGGCGACGGTGGGGCTGCCGGTCCGACCACAGGACGGCTCTACAAGAAGTCAGGAAAAACCATGGATAAGGTACTCGCCGAGTTTAAGGCAGGCATCGAGGGCGCTCCGATCCTTTCAAAGGTTAAGGGGTTTTTCGGAAGCTGCACGGGTGGTGGCAGCTGTCCAAACGCATCGTGGGATGGCGGGCAATACGCAGGCAAGTTCGATCTGGGTGCGCTGTGCAGCGGCCCGCTGCTCACTCTGTTTCAGTACGCGGGATTCGTCTTCCTTGCGGGGATGGGCGTTGTCGCCCTCAGGTGGGCGCTCCTATGAATCGGAAGCACCTCTACATAATTGCCGCGGCGGCGCTCATCTTGGCCGTATCGGCATCGTTGGCCTACGCCGAAGGTGTTGGTCCTGTGACCGCCCTAACGACCTGGGCGAAGGAACAGATCACGTCGTTGTGGGCGGACTTCACCGACTTCATGACCGACCTGCAGACGGATTTCGTTGCTCTGGTGCTGTCTTACGTCAAGGCCATTGTCTACTTGATCCCCGCGCCGGATTTCCTGACGCAGATGAGCTTCTGCGCCATGCTCACTGCGGCGGGCCCGTGGACCGCCTTCATCGTTGCGCAGCTGCGTGTTGGTGAGGCGATTGCACTCCTAACCACCGCGCTGATTTTTCGCCTCCTGCGCGTGTTCTTGACCCTATTCCAGTGGACTTGATGAAATGATCTTTGGTCACGAAGGGCTGCCACGTAGCGGCAAGAGCTACGAGGCGGTTCTGCACCACATCCTGCCTGCCCTCCGTGCGAAGCGGCATGTCTACGTTCGGTTGAACGGAGTAGGGGACAAGGTCGACAAGATCGCACACCATCTGAGCATGCCCGAGGAAGAAGTGCGCTCGCTGGTGCACGTCATGGGCGACAAAGAGGTAGTTGAGTGGTGCGTTTGCGACACCGATAACGATGGCGGCGTATCGTTCCCTCACATCGAAAAGCACGCGCTTGTCGTGATCGATGAGGCGCACGATTACTGGCCGACCAATCGCGCGAACCTGCCAGAGCGCGCCGCCAAGTTCTTTGCCATGCACGGCCACATCAGCTTGGACATGGTGATCATCTCGCAGGACTATAAGGATCTGCACCGACTGATCATCCGGCGCATGGCGAAGAAGAACACCTACACGAAGCTGGACGCGCTCGGGGCCGATCAACGCTATTCGGTTCGTTTCTATGCAGCGACCGGCACCGGCAAGTACGAAACCGTCGGCACCGAGACCCGCAAGTACGATCCCGCGGTGTGGGACCTCTACCACGGCGTGCGGCCTGGCATCGAATCGAACGAGGTCTACAAGGGCAACACGCGCACGCTTTGGCGCACGCTCCGTGGTCCCACGATCCTGATGGGCTTGGCCTTGATCGTGGGTGTTTTCATGCTGGTCCGCTTCTTTCTCGGTGGTGACACGACTGGCAACGCGGACAAGGTTAAAGAGGTGGTTTCCTCGCAGAGAGCGTCGATTCCAGCCATTGCCAGCGCGCCCGGCTCGCAGCCTTCGACGGTCGTTACCAAAGCCCCCGCGCCAGCGGTAAAGGAGCCGGTTCCAGCAGGCGTGCGGTACATTCTAGACATGGCGGCAAATGCCAGGGCTCGGCACGCAGGCTGGTACGGACAGCGCGATATTGTTGAGTTCCGGGCCAACGGCGGTGGCCAGGTAGTTGATCGGCTCACGACTGAGCAGTTGTGGGCCCTCGGCTGGTCCGTCAAGCGAACTGAGTTTGGCGTCATCCTGTCGGCCAAGGGAAACGAGATCATCGCCACCTCATGGCCCGTTGATCCGTTCGGCGAGCAATCCGCCAACACTACCGCTCGCATCAGGGCGGCGGCGACGCCTGTGACGAGCGCGAGCGAGACACAGCCGACGACCGCCGCAGGTGGGCGAGACGCCATCATTTCTGTCGGCAGCCGTCCTGTCGGCACGTTCCCAGAGTCCGTGCAGAATCGTTACGGCGGCTAATAACGTGACGGGTCACACCGGATCTGGCTATGATGCCCCCAGCTACAGGGGGGCAAATGGACGCAAGGATGATCATCGCAATGGCGCTACTTTGCGTCGGGTCGGCATCTGCTCAGCAGGTGCACACCGCTTCCGGGCGTGAGTCGCAGCCTAAGCACCAGCCGGGACGTAAGCAGGCATACAACCCCGGTGCTACGCCGATGAAGTGTGATCAGTTCTCCGACCCCCGATTCCAACTTCTGTGTAACGACATCGAGCGCGCCCATATCCAGGGCACCGCGAAACGTCAGGGCCTGCCAGTGCCGTCGACCGATGTTGTGGCGCTTCCTGCCATGGGCAGTGCTGATGCAAAGGCGCTGGGCGCTGCTTGCGTGGGCGGAACCGCGATGCGCCGGCTCAGTAACGGCTGGGAGCAGCTCAGGGACAATCAAGGCCACTGGTTACGATGCCGCGATTTGAAAGAATGATTCCGCTCACACAGTGGAGGGAGGCGAGGGGGGCTTAGTACCGTCCGGCTATAGTATCTGCAGACTGACCCGCCTGGTGGCAAAGGGGTTACATATGTCCATGGATTCCAACGATCGTCTTTCCGGTCTCCGGCCCGAGGATCACGCATACTTCGAAGCTCTGGAGAATCGCGTCAGCCAGGCCCACTTTGAGTTCTGTGAGTACCGCGACCTGTTCTACGAGTCGGACTCAGTTGATACCCTCAACGCTACCGCTCCATACTTTTTTTCTATTGTCCAGCGCGCCCTCATTTCCTCAATATTCACGACGATTCGCGGGCTATGCGACCCAGCCATGACTGGCAAGAAAGAGAACATTTCATTCGCAGGCTTAGCTGCACGACTGCATGCCGGAAGCCACCCCAGGGGTGATCTATTCAAGGCCTTGAGCGACGACTACTGCCGGTCCGCAAAGCCTGTGTGCACCGTGGTGAGCAAGCGGATTGCACATCAGGACGTTGAACACATAATCGGAGCGGACAGCACAAAATCGTTTGGAGTGCATGGAGATGAGCTTGAAAAGCTGATTAAAGACGCCGCGCAAGCTCTGGATTTCGCCTCCAACACGACCACCATCTATCCCCTAGGTCCCCATTTGAATGGGGCCTCGGAGGTTGTCCGTAGGCTCCGGATCGGGGTGTAGGGGCTGCGCCCCTACGGTCAACGCCTCATCCGCGCTTGGGGCGTCGCGGCCCACGCGACATGTGGACCACATTAGACGGCTCGGCACCGGCACCGGGATCACCCATGCCCAATCGCCTTTCTCTGCGAATTCTGACGTACTCGCGAAGGTATACGACGCTGGAATCCATTGTGGCGCAGGGCTTTCCAGCGGTCAGCGATCGCGTCGGCCGCGGCCGGGCTTCTTCCATCATCAGCCGCCATTCCCGGGCGATATTGCAGGTGAGCGACCACCAGGTCATATCGACCGGCTCAAGGCTGTAGCCCTCAGGGGTGAACATGTGACCGGCCTGAAAGCCAAAACCGGCCCAAGGGCCGGTTAGGTTGATACGGTCGTGCGTATCCATCTCGGTCATGCTGCGATCTCGTCCTTGTTGGGTGTCCGAGAGGGGAAGCAAGAGCCGATCCAGAGCTTGAGCCAGCGCCAGCCGGAGCCGACG